CGACGCGTTGTTATACGCGTGGTAACCAGCGTTGAACTTGACGATGAACTCGACAATGTTGCCGCTGCTATTCGCAGTGTCCACCACCACATCAACCACACGGAACGGCAACGAAGTCGCTACGTTGTTGATGTAAACACCCATCTTGCTGTCACCCGTGACCGAAGAGCCCGTGTTGAGCACGAGTTCCGCGTTCGTACCAAACGAGTTGGCGCGGGAAACATAAGCCGGGAGAAGTCCGCCCGAGGTGCTATTCGCAACGTTGCTCGCCACGTTCACAACCTTGAAGAGAGCGTTCGGGTCGTCAGCAACATACGCAACGATGTCGTCAGCAACGACACTGCCCGGATAGTACTGCGAGAAGAGCTTCTGCTTCGTGGTCGGGTTCGTGTACGAACAGCCGAGGAACACACCGATGACGCCCGCAATCGGGGAGGCATCGTTTTGAAGGGTCGTGATGATGACATTTCCCGACGAGTTCAACTGAACGACATCACCGTTGTAAATAGCGGTGCCGTAGTTGCTCCCAATCGGAATCTGTCGCGTAGCACCCGCAAACGGAAGTCCGCCGATCAAATTGACCGGCTTCAAACCGTAAGGTGCATCAACAGTGGGATAAGCCATTTGATACTCCTAAAGTGAATTTATTTACCTTTACCGAATGAGACCGTCGTCTTTCTGTCGTTAAACAGCGGCATACGCTCATCATTCAGTCTCATGAAATTGTTGTCTACAGACTGCATCTGAGACTGCGCTTGCTTGGCGTAATAATCATCACGCTGCTTCATCAGTTCAGCCGGAGCCTTACAGAGCAACAACCCGCCAATCTCAATATTGTCTTTAAAACGACTATTGGGATCAGCTTGTAGCATCAGTCTGGGTTGTTCAGAAGCCTTAACCGGCTCCCATCCTTCCCGAAACTTTGCGGATGTATTCGACGGGTCAGCTTGACCCATGATCGAAGTCCGAATCCAACGGAACACCCAGCCATTCTGCGCTTCCGGTTCAGGGAGCGTTTGGGGTGGGGTCCACGCCATCTTTCGTTGCGCCGATTCCCGATTTTCGAGTTCGCGTGCAAGTCTATTTTCAGCCATTGTCATTCTCCAGTTGGACCATTGCTTTTGCGTACTGTTCGTTGCTCAACCCCAATTTCTTAGCGATAGCAACTTGAGTCGGTGTCAGGCGGACCTGACGCGGCGCGGTTCCCCGCGTTACCGGAGCCACTACATTGGCTGGTTTATTTGTGCGAGCAGGTTTCTCACCCTGCTTCGTTTGAATCGGCTTTTCCTCTTCTACCTCAAAGTAGTCGGGGAATCGCTTCTTCATAGTCGCGTTAACTCGGTCGTAATAATCGTCACTACGTGGATCGACTCCAGACCGGACCAGTTTTTCATGCAGTCCAAGGGCGAGGGCGGTCATCTCCTCGTCGGTGCCAAACCACGGATTTTTATCCTTCCACGCTTCGGCTTTTGGGTCCGTAACGGGTTGGGGTGCCGGGGGCACTTGGTACTGTTGACTTTGTTGTACACCCGAATCCTCTTCTTGTAAAGAGGGCCGGAAGTTTTCGTATTGCTTAATTCGGAACTTGGCTTCAGTCATGGCCTCCTGAGCATCAGCGATCTTCTCAGCATCACCAGACTCATAAGCCTGTTTCAGGCGCTCTTTAGCAACGATCAACTCGTTACTAGCAGCCTTAGTAACTTCCTGAATATATGCTTTTTCACCATTACCAAGGCGGTTCTTAAGCTGCTTAATCTCCTGTTCGCGGGCCTGTGCAAACCGCAGGGCTTCCTCACGCTCACGGAGGGCACGCTCTTTCTCACGACGCTCGTCGTGCCAGACCTTTTTCATCTGGGAGAGGCGCTTCTTGACCTTCTCAGAGTAGTCTTCAAGATCGTCGTTATCTAACTCCTGAACGACATCTTTGGGTAAGGGTTTACGGTTACGATCTTCAATCGGGGTATCGTCTACCACCTCGACCTTAAAATCGTCTTGTGCTTCTGGCTTACTAGCCTCAGCAGTCTCCTGCTCAGTTTCGTCAGGAAACTTAAATTCCATCTGTTCCATATTGATTTACCTCAAGCTCTGCGGATTCCACGGGGATCTTCGACCACCGCTTCCACCGTATCGTCGTTAATGATGCGGAACTCACGTCCGTGAATAACTACTCGGGTACCGGCATAGGGGCGGGTCAACACGAAGTCGCCTTCCTTACACCACGGGCCGGTGGGGAACCGGTCCTTATCCTTGTAGCAAAGACCACCCATCTTCACGACAAAAAGCACTACAGTAGTTAGTTCTTCCGTACGCTTCGTGTCGTCAGACTTGATGATCCCACCCTCAAACTCCTCTTCTACATGCGGTACTGCACACAGAATTCGAAAGCCTTGGGGTTCTGGCAGGAGTTTGGCTTTAGCAGCCTCTTCCTGTGTCTTTTCAATGTCGATACTACTCATCCTGATCTATCCTCTTTGCAAGGTCTTTGATGTATCCCACTGCGAGGTCGAGACCCTGTAACGCCCCGCATAGGCGTTTGTATTCCGCCTCATCCAATTTTCCTTGGATCAGGTTTTCTACAATTAAATTGCGCTCGTCCTTGAGTTTTGCCTCAAGGTATTCCAAAGCGTTTGAATAACCCATTACTCACCTGCTGGTGTTTCCACCTGTTTGCGCCGCAACTCGGCGTCGTCCTTTGCCTTGCCTATCTCTAGACCAAGGCGCACTCCTTCCATCTGTTGCTTGGCTGACAACGCAGCCTTGTCCTTCTGAATGTCCACGCCGAGACGCGCTGCCTCAAGCTGCTGACGCCCAGAGATCTCTGCTTTGCGAAGCTCCAACTCGTCGGCCTTGGCGGCAGCGTCCATGATGTCTTTTTGCTGCTTGCGTTGGATATCGGCCTGCTGAATCTGTGCTTCGATCTGCATCTGCTGCGCTTTGGTCTGCGCCTGAAGCTGCTTGATCTGCAAGTCCATCATCTGCATCTGCACGAGTGGGTCTTGTGCTTGCTGCTGGGCCTGCTGCATCTGAACTTCTGCGGTGTCCTTCTGAAGGACTCGTGCGGCAGCGGCTGCTGCCAGTTGTGACAACTGCGCCTCGAACTCCGGCGGCAGGTCGTATTCTTCTCGGTCGTCTTGCGGAAGCGGGGGCAGTGCAGCACCCAATTGCTTCTCGATTTCACGGCGGTACTGGAACGCCATATGCTCCATGATGTGAGCCTGAAGTGCAGCCGTGATCTGCTGCGCCATCGGATTCTGCCCAATCTGCTGAGCGATCTTCGGGTCTTGTCCCAACGCCGTATGAGCAGCGATATGCGCTTCGTGGTCTTGATACATAAACGCCTTCACGGGCTTACCCGTCATGACATCCATGTTCTCAGTGATCGGATCTCGTGGCTTAGCATCAGCAGGTAGCGGCACAATGCGATCCGCATTCTTCACGCCCAAAGTCTCAATCATCTGACGATGCAGGTAGGGCAGGTCGTAGAGTTGCGGAGCCGTTTGAGAAAGCTGAAGTACAGCCTGATACTGCACCACTTTCTGCGACATCGTTGACGCGTTCGGATCACTGACCGGGATGACATCAACATCATCGTAGTCGGCCTTCTTGGCCTTGCGATCACCAACTTCCGGCTCGTACGAATACTCATCCGGGGTGTTGTCACGAATGATGCCAGCCAGCAGTTTGAACTCCTGCTTCATCGCGTAGTACACGCGAGCCTGCACCGCCGTCATGACCTTCAATACTCTTTCAAGTACGGCCAGCGTCGTACCGACCGGAGCCTGCGAGGACATATCGGAAATCTTAAGATCCGACACCGCAGCAAAACGGCGTCCTTCCTCGACAATCCGATCCATCAACTGAGCCAAAGTCTGGCTCGGCTCCTTGTAGGGGAGGGGGAGGATGTTGTCGCGGATCGCACCACTTGGGATATCTACGTCTCGGAATTCTCCCGGCGCAATCGGTGTGTCATCACCCTTGATACGAAGCCCGCGTGACTTGAGACCACCCGGTAGATTGCTGAGAGTTCCCGCATCGACAAGTTGGCGAAGGAGCGAAGTGGCGGCCTTGCTGTGCCCACCGATAAGGTGAATAAGGCCGAAATAATAGAAGCCAAAGCCGGGGATATATCCGTAGTGGACGAAGTGCTGTCGCTTCTCTTTAAGTTCATCGTCTTCTTTCCAATTACGACGAATCGCTAGAATCGTCCCCGTCCCCTTCTCAATCGTCACCACGTAAGGCAGCGCTATACCGGTCTCGTTGTTGTCCTTATCAACATCCGGATAACCCGGCAGATCAATGTTGACGTGCATCTCAAGAAGCTGGAACCGGTCGTCCATCGAAGCACTAAAGCCTTGATCTTCAGCCTTCTGCTTCTCCACCTCGTCCATAACCCGCATCGGCTCACCAAGATCGACATCTCGGTAAAACCCAGCGTACTGCAACTTCCTCAACTCATTCTTGGTCTTACGCATCCGGTGCGTAACACGCTCAGCCGTCTCAAGGTTCGGCGCACCGTACGGCACCACGATATCTTCAGCCGGGATATACACCGCCGTCTGACGACCCAGTGACGGATCAAAGTACACCTTCTTGAAGGCGTTACCTGCGAGAGCCAGACTCAACAACAACCGCTCATGCTCCGGGCGGTACTCTTTCATCACCTCGGTTAACTGATAATTCATGTCATCCGCAACGCGAACGGCAGAATCTTTCTTCTCCGGGGTTTCCTTGCCTATGATCTTTGCTTTGACCGGACCCATCGCCGGGAAGGTCTCGATGATCGTCTCGGACTGGAACTTAACCGCACTCTCCATCAAGAGCGGGTGAAACACACCACACGCACCGGGCCACGGCTCTGTTCGATCCTCGTAGCGAATGCCGAGAATTTTGAGTCCTTTAACGTACGTATCCAACCAGTCTTTGCGACTTGAAAGATCTTGCTCGTAGTTACCGATCAACTCACCAGCCAGACTCTGCAACTCATTCTCGCCCATGAAGTCAGCGAGGTTGGCATCAAAGTCTTCGGCACGTGGCTCGGACTTGACCATCTCAACCACTACGCCATCCATGCCGATAGCAACGCTCTCCGGATCTTCAATCATGATCTCGATTGCGGGTTCTTCTGCCGCAAGAGCTTCAAGACCCATCGGAGCCTGCATTAAACTTTTATCGACGGCCATCTAAATTCTCCTAGTAATACCCTTCGTGCCTGTGGCTCTTGAACCATTTAGTCGGTTCTGGCTCATCATTTGGCAAACGAATAAACCCTCCCTGCCGGAATCGCAGGAGAGCTAGTGTTGTCGAGTCCACTAAGTCGTCATGAGTTCCAGCCGGAAAGTCGTTACACTCTTCGACTACTTCCCATGCCCAGCGACGGTCAGGCACCCATACAATGCCTGAAGAAAACAAGTCCGTCACGGCATTTACACGTGATATCTTATCCTGCCCCTTACCCGGCGTGAATTCTGATATCGGTACGCCCATCCGACGCATCTCCTGATACAGCGCCGCACCGTTGGATTTTTTCTCAACAATAAAGGTGTCCGGGTTCCACTCTTTGTACTCCTCCAACACCATCGCCTTTAGCTCTGGGAACTCCAGTCGTTGCTTGATCGAGTTCAGTAGGATGATGTTGTAGTTCTTGGTCTCCTCGTTGAAGAAGACCCCCCACGTAGTCAGGGCGTTGTAGTCCGAGCGGTTTGTTTTCTCTTGGGCGGCGTCAAGCGACATAATAATGTGCTCACAAGGTGGGGGGTTCTCTGGCTCCCAGACCTGCCACCACTCTCTTTTAATAAGAGCGCCTTCCTCCGAAGTCGGCTGCTGCATGTACTGGGCCTGCCAATACCGCACATCCATGCTGGCCTTTTTCGCCAGCAACTCGTCAATGCCCCAGAACTCAGGCCAGAGCGGTTTCTCATTTAATATGGCCGGGAACTCTACGACCTCCCACTGGTCTGCCCCGTCTTCGCGGGTCATGTGATCCACGATCTTGCCGGTCAGGTCCATCTTGCTCCATCGGGTCATCACCACGATGATCGCACCACCCGGCATTAGTCGTTGGACCGGTCCTGACTGGAACCACTCCCACGCTGGCTCGAATACGTCTGCACGACCCTGTTTAGCTTCTTGTTCAGAGTGAGGGTCATCAATAATAAAGAGGTCGGCACCGCGACCAGCAAGAGCACCGCCCACACCAATAGCGAAATACTCGCCATTAAAATTTGTGCCCCAACGAGAAGCACTTTTACTGTCGGCCTGAAGCTCGACTTGAGGAAAAATGTCACGGTAGCTCTCCGATCCCACCAAATTACGCACCCGACGACCAAAGTTCACCGCGAGATCCGCAGTGTGGGACGCCATGATGACCTTCTTCTGGGGAAACTTGCCTAGAAACCACGCAGGAGCGAGATAACTGATCATCTCCGACTTGCCATGTCGCGGGGCGATGTTGACGATGACCCGTTTCTTCTTACCCGACGCGATTTCCTCGAAGATCTTGCCCAGACGACGGTGGTGCGGCCCCACTTTGTAGCCCGGATACACATGATTAATGAAGTCGAGGAACGATTCCTTACCCTTGGCCTGCGTAATCTGCTGCTGATAGTTCTTTAATAGCTCAGCCACGCGCCGTTTCTCTTTGTCCGGCATCGTCGGCAGGGCTGCTTTCAGCTTTTGCAGCTTGTCAGGTGTAAGTTGCAGGCTCATGCGACAGGAGGTGGGGGATTTGGGTTAAGTTTCTCGTCTGTTTGAGTCCAAAGTGCTGCAACGGGGTACAAACACTCCTCGCAATACACTCTGCCATCTGTCGAAAGGTAAAAAGTCGGTTGCTCGCAGTTCCCACAAGCCACGATTGCGACTTCTTCCTCGGCTTCAACAGCCTTTTTTGGCTTCTTCCCCTTAAATCCAACCACATCACCCACGTGATGCACCGTTTTCTTCAGTGATCACCGTGTATTCAATGCCTTCCAGCACCGAGAGAAGCTCCTTTTCCACTTCCTCAATCGGCTTGATGATGTGCGTAACCTCGCTACGCCTCTTAAATGCGTCAATCCCGTCCACTTCGCCCAAGGCTTTGAGGGCATTGATGCGCGTTTTCAGGTCATCTGCCTGCTCCGCTGCCTCAAACAGCTTATTCACCACGTAGAGCTTCAGGTCAGATAGCTCCTCCACGATCATGTGGTTGTACCGGGCAGCTAACCCCGCATACAAAGCGATGGTTTCGTTCGGATACTTGGCGAAATCAGGTCGGACCTTGGGGTTCTCGATCATTTCGCGGGCTAATTCTTGTGCGGACGCGCTGTCAGATTCGGTCGGGATGATGGGCTGGCACGATATGTCCGATATGAACTTGATGGTTCTAGCCCGCATGTCCAGTTCTTCAGCCGGGGACAGGTCCGGTAGCGCCTCAGCCGCGTTTGCCGGGAGAGCAAGGTTCTCTTCGATGTCAGGGACTAGCGGCTGCATTGTTGCGAAATATATACGAATTTTGGGCATGGTACCAAATTGGATACCGGGGGGTGTTTTATAGCGAGGGGGTGGGGTCGGCCCAGCCAGATTTTGAAAAATGCGTGGTGATTTGTGCGGATCAAAGTGAGATGGGCGACGCAGCGGAGTCCCAACTGTGCGCGGCGGGGTGGGGTACGGTGGGGGTCAGGTTGGCCGGGTTCCGGGATTGGCGAGGGGGGCGGGGTAGACGCGGCGAGACCGCGAGAGGCGAGGGGCGCGTATCTGTTTCAAGCTGTACCCGGTTGCACCATGCGCGGCGAGACCCAACCCGGCGAGCGCGAACGTACCGCGCCAACCTAGTCCAGACGTAGCCTAGACCCCGCAGAACCGCGCCCGATTATGTGGCGAGAAAACCACGCGAATAAACCGCGTGGAACAACGTAAGGCTTTGAAATATCAGGAAATAAATGGCCGTGTTCCAGCTTTGTTCCAGATGTAGATTCTAGCGGAACAAGCTAAAGCCTTGAAATATCAGGGAAAAACCGGGTTTTGTTCCATGTTCCAGTAAAAACGCGGGGGGGTCTGGCAAAACCCGGAGAGAATCAGGCAAGAGAGGCAAGGGAGCGCGGCGCGTTAAAAAGCTCCAAATTAATTTGAAAACCGTTCGTTTTTTAAAATTCCCTTTTTTCTCTCTTTTTTCTCTTATCTTATTATCTATAAATTCTAATAAAAACAACAAGTTACGCCGCCCCCCTCGCCGTTTCGCCGTTCCAGAGTATAAGAATCACGGAACAAAAGCTGGAACAAACTTTCGGTAAGCCCTTGATTTTATTAGACTTTTTTTGTTCCAGACTTTTCGCCCCTCTGGAACAACTGGAACAAGCCCCCGCCCGGCAAGATACTAGGCAAAAAAAGTCACTAAATAGTCGCGCCGGGGGGCTTCCAATAAGTAAAGAAAAGTTATTTAATGTCCGGGTCGAGCAAAAACTAACCCGGAGAAAACACAGAATGAAACTAGTACACATTGCCAACCTCACGGGCGGCGCGTTTTTTAGCTTTGTTGGCTTCATGGGCGTCGCTCATGGGGTCGAGTCTTCCGCCATATTCGGCGGGGGTTTTTTGGTCGCCGTTGGATGCTTCTACATCTGCGGCGCGGTTCATTGCCTAACCCGGAGCATCTAAACCATGCAAAGCCTAAACCTGAATAAATCAGAGCGACGCGAAATAGCCTTGCTCACAGCATCCCTCGCACCCTCTGCGAATATCGCCCGCCGCCTTGCCGCGCTCCACCGTGCCGCATCCCGTCGCAGTCAAGAGCAGATCGAGCAACTGATAGGCGAGTGGCGCTTGTGGGATTTTCTCGAAGTCTTGCCGGGTAACGTCATCGTGCCGAGAGTGGAGGGCTAAACCATGCAAACAATAAAAATGAAGCGCGAGAATGTTTTTTATGTCCGATTTCGGCACATTGTGAACGGTGAAATTTTCACGCTCCCAATTGTCGCCGGGTCATTAAATGAGGCTCATAAAAAAGCCCTCGATTATCCCTATGAAAATAACTGGTACGAAATAATCCGCGAGGATATGTGTAAGGGGGGCGAACAATGAAACCCCGCGTGAAAATATACAAAAACGGGTGGGAAACCATGCTCGAAAAGTCTGGCCTTTGGTATTCCGCCAACGTCCGAAACGCCGCCGGGGAGATACACGACAAAGTGCGGTGTGATGACTACCGCGCCGCGCTTGAATACTTCCGGGCTTTTAACGCTATCGCCAAAAATGCGAGAGAGGGCTAAACCATGCAAGCCGAATCACTAGCGAGACAATTTCTACCCATGTTCCCCGCCTTTTCTGTTCACGTTATGCCGGGAGATTTTAAGGCTATCGAATGGGAGGGCTTCACAATTCGCGCCACAATTCACCGCGACGAAACAACCCGCCCGGATGACTTCGACTGCTACAGCCCGGACGATATCGCCGCGTGGAAGTGTGGCGAATGGGAATATGTGGGCGTGGTTTTGTCCGTTTGGGTGGACGATATTTGTCTAGACGATCATGCCGCAAGCCTTTGGGGTATCGACTGCAACTACCCCGGAGCCGATAACCTTTATTTGTCCGAATGTGCGGATGACTTACTCGGGGAAGCTCTCGGAGCCGCCCGCACCGCTCGCGTCAAACTGTTAGCCAAACTCAAATAAACCAATCCAACCTCACCAAAGGAAAAAGCCAATGCAAACTCAAAACATTTTCGCCGCCTCAACTCACGAGACCGGCGACACCCTCAAAGTATCCATCCTCGCCGCCTTGCGAAAATTTATAGGCCAACGGCCGGGGCTAGACTTTGCCAATTATGGAGACGCGGCAAGCTATCGCGCCGAATCGCGCTCAATCACGCAAGACTTGAATCACGCAAAAACATTATTGCGAAAGGTCGAAACGGCCTCCGGAATCTCGGGGCTTAATTTGATCGAAGCGACACGGGGTAGCCGGGTCAAGATTGAAACCGTGCGGGATTGGGAATGTAACTGCGGCGCGAAATACAGCGCACCCGTGAAAACGGGGACAACGGCTAACCTATCCGGGGAGGCCACCGCATGGTGCCCGAGATGCAAGGCGCGTCCGGTTATGGGTTCCGCGCATAGGATTAGAATTGACTACACAACCGGGCAATACTTCCCGACTGAATACCGGGCGGCGGTTGCTAGACTTTGCGCCAATGCCTTATGGGACTATATCCGCGAGTCATCCATGCCCTCTCCGGTCTACTTTGTGGAGTGGCAAAACGAGCGCGGCGAGTATGTCCGGGCTAATCGGGAGCCTTTTAAATATCAGGACGCGGCAGAAGCTCAAGCCAACCTAACCCGCCGCATTAAAGAGCAAGAAAAAGCCGCATTCACCACACCCCCGCACGGCTACGGATTCACCACGATTCGGGAAGCCTACAGAACCCCAAAGGGCTATATATCGGGCGGCGATTGGCTCCGGGCATACTTTGTCCGCGAGTTGGGGCGCGGCATTGCTTCACGGTTTTTTAATTGAGAGGGGGCGGGACAATGAAAACGAAGCTAGAACAATGGAAGCACCCCGAGAATTATGCGGGTGAAGTGTGGCCGGGCTATCGCATATTCCTAACCCAAAACCGAGACTCGGACGCCCTCACCCGGTCGAATTTCGAGCGCGGCCTTGCGCTTATCGGCGGCGAGTCTGAAACCGTGCAAGTCGTCCGCGAGCGTCATTGGGCTTGCGGTTGGGTTGAGTGGATAGGGATACATGAGGACGACGCGGAAGCGATAGCAAAGGCGGAAGCGATACTCGAAAAGCTAGACGGCTACCCGGTGCTCGATGACGATCACTTTTCGGAGCTTGAATGGAATGAAGCTCATGACGTATGGGCGGGGTTGAGCTTGCGCGAGCGGGTAGACCTTTGCAGAGAGGCAGGGCTATCCATATTCGCCGCCCGTTATCCTGATATGCCCCGCGACGATAGCGGCTACATTTTCGAGAGCTTGCGGGGTTAGGTTTTCCGGGTAGGTTTTTGGGGCGGGACGATACCGCCCCCCTTTTTTACTAGGTTTTTGCCTGTTTTGTCCGGGTGCGAACGCGCCGCCGAGTATTTTTTACCGGGCTTTTTAGGTTGACAGGGATTTTTTCCCGGTGCGAACGGGTTTCAGGTTGGGTGCGTACCCGTGCTGAAAAAGCCTAGCAAAAAGGGATATTAAAAAGTATTGAAAGGCGATTTGAACCCCTTGACAGGGTGCGAACGCGAGCTTATTGTCGAGACGTTGTTAAGATTCTTTAACTAACTAGGAAAAAGCGAGGTGCGAACGTGAGTGAAGAACAGAAACGGGCATTAGATGCCATCCAGAATTTCATCATCTGGTACACAAGCGACGAGACTTTGCGCGAGCGGATGAATGATGCCGCCGTGGATTACGTCGAAGAGGATCACGTTTTAAATGAGGTGCGGGCATGAAAAAGTTTGTGGTGTCACTCGCCCGGATCGAACACCGGGTCTACCAGATTGAGGTCGAGGCCAACGATAAAGACGAGGCCGAAGAATTAGCCCTCGAAACATGGTACGAGGATGACGAAGCCTTTATGGACTGCGGGTGCGTACACGCCGAAGAATTTATTAATGATGTTGAAGAGCAGCGGGAGGCAGCATGAAAACTTATAGCGTGACGATCCGAGCGACCGTCGTAAAGACTTTGAGAGTTGAAGCTGAAGACGAAGAAACCGCCACCACAATGGCGCACGAAGACTTTACCGTTCAGCTAACTGATGACCTTGAAGATTACGAGGAAGAAACTTTGCGCGTGGAGGAGGCTGCATGAACAACCTGATCCCCGAGCCGAACGTCGGCAAGCGTAAAGACAAGGTGAGTACCGGACTGACCGAGGCACAGATGAGTGTGATCCGGTGCGCTTTTGCGGACTTGTGCGGGTCGATGCAGGTTTATTTGCAGGACGATATCACCGCGCATGATTGGCGAGCGCACATGACAACCATCTTGGAGTTGCAAGAGGCGTTCGATTTTGTCGGTGCGTTGCCGCCTGACTTGGATGATGGTGATTTGTCATGACCAACGAATTAAAACCCCCACAGACTCCGCAAGAGGCGTTAGAGCTTGCCTTGACTCTGGCTGCGACTGCACCGGACGGCGAGAAGATGATGCAAGCGGCGCGGATTGCGTTTGATATCGCCCGGTCTATGTCGCTTGAAGAGTTTGCGGAAGCGATGGATACCATCGAGGCGCGGACAGATATGCGAGAGCGTGCCCTCTTTGGTGACACCATCGAAAACTTGAAAACGCATTGAGGTGCGAACGTGAAAACATTTGAATTACGGAACGACTGGGTTATCCCGGTCAAGGGTGACAACGAGTATGACATCGATCTGGAGTTGTATGAGCTACGCGAATGGTGGTGCAGACCTCGCCAGATCACGCGGCAGTTAGAGTTGCCATTGGATGAGCCGCGAGAGTTTATTAACTACAAGCCGTTTTGAGGTGCGAGCCATGATGAACGACAAAGAGATGGTGCAAGCGATACTCGACTACGAGTTGTATCTACACCCGGATGACATTCACGAGCGGTACAAAACAGTTTTGAAGTACGGGTTCTATGGCTTGGTTCATCAGCCGTTCATCACACTTCAACAGATGTGCCGTGAGCGCGGGATCGACTACGAAAGACGGTGTGATGAGGATTGATTGAGGTTCGATCAAAGAATGAGGGGCTTGACTAATTAGTAAAGCTATGTTATACTATGCTCCGGTTGAATGGTTCAACCGACTATAACTAATCGGAGAAAGCACATGACTAACCTCACCAAAGAAAACCTCATCAAGAAGTACGACGCGCCCGAGGGCTACCGTTATCTCATCGTCGCCCAGAGGAACGATGACTTGCTTTGTGTGGCGAACGATATGCAGGACATATTGGATTGGTACTGGAAGTACTTCGATGTGATCTCGGAGAAAGCCGCCAAAGATTATTTAGTCATTGATATTGAGAAAGGCCGACGATTCAGCATTAAGAATATGCACTAACCGCGTGGGGGCGGGTGCGAACTCGCCCCCTCTTTTGAACCTAGATAAACACGATGACACCAGAAGGCAAAGTCAAACAGAAGGTCAAGAAGTACTTGACCGAGATGGGTTGTTACTACGCGATGCCCGCCACAGGTGGGTACGGGTTGAGTGGTACGCCGGACTTTCTTGTGTGTTATCGGGGTGCGTTCGCGGCCATTGAATGTAAGGCCGGTGGGAACAAGCCGACTGCGCTGCAAGAGGCAGCGATGCAAAGGATTCGAGATGCGGGCGGACTCGCCCTCGTCATTGATGAGACCAACGTGGATCAACTAAAGGAGTTGTTTGGGTATGAATAAGAAGCCGTCGAGAATTTTAGATTCGGTGCAGGAGATGAAAGCTGCGCTCGATGCACTCGATGCGTTGGGGAAGCCGAAGAAGTCAAAGGCAATACAAGAGGGCAACGACTTGGCGAATAAAATTTTCCAAGAGACTTACGACAAATACCACCCCGACCTCGTTAACAACCCGCCGCATTACACAGCGGGGGGGATAGACTTTTTAGATTTTGCTGAAGCGAAGGGGCTGACCGAGAATGCGTACCTGTTCAACGTCGTGAAATACGTTGTTCGAGCGGGCAAGAAGGTCGGTGTCGATCCGATTCAGGACTTGGAGAAAGCAGAGTTTTACTTAAAGCGAGAGATCGCACGGAGGAAGCAAGCATGAAGACGATTGAGGTAGAGATCCGTGGCAACACGCCACTTTTGATTCACCGCTTTGCTGAACAGGCAGAGCAAGGCAAAGCCACACGCCGAGTCATGGTGGATAGTTCTAATCCGCGTGATGAAGCAACCAAGAACGCATACGTTGCGTCCGATGGGACGTATTACTTCAACGCCTTTTCGATCCCGGCGACGATGGCGAATGCGGGCGTGAACCACAAGATGCGTGGGAGCCGCAAGACTTTGAAGTTCATCGTGCCTTCGGCTGTGCGAGTGGATACCGACACCATCACCATACTGGGTGAGGATGGGAAACCTGCGCCGAACTTCGAGGTGGATGGTCGTCCGGTCACGATCCCGGCAACGAAGGGTCGAGTGATGCGATACCGCCCTCGCTTTGATAAGTGGGGTGCGAAGTTCCGCTTGATCCTGAACGATCAGATGTTGTCATCCGAGGACGCGCATCGCTTGTTAAATGAAGCGGGTGAGAGCATGGGTATCGGTGATTTTAGGCCAGAGAAACGTGGCCCATTCGGAACATTCCGCGTGACAAGTTTTCGAGAGATTTAATTTGAGGCAAGGTCTGGCGCGGTCTGGCGAGGTTGGGCAGGGTCTGGCACGGTGCGGTGAGGTAAGGTGAGGTGGGGTGAGGCCGTGTGAGGTGGGGCTATGTCTGGTGTGGTTTGGCTTTTAGGGGGCAAAGAATTTTTAAGGCGGGGCAAGGTGAGGTTGGGTCGGGTCGGGTATGGCTCGGCGGGGTCTGGTGAGGTGAGGTTAGGCGATGCCCGGTGTGGCGAGGCGCGGTAGGGTTTGGTTTTTAGGGGGCAAAGAATTTTTTGAGGCGTGGTGCGGTCAGGCTCGGCGTGGCTCGGTTGGGTGTGGTGAAGTTAGGTAGGGTGGGGTACGGCGTGGCGTGGTGGGGTCGGGCATGGTCGGGTAAGGCGGGGCATGGTGAGGTTTGGTTTTTAGGGGGCAAAGAATTTTTTAGGTGGGGTCTGGCTATGCGAGGCGTGGTCGGGTTAGGTTAGGTCTGGCAAGGCAGGGTACGGTGTGGCGTGGCGTGGTCAGGCCGGGTTTGGTTGGGTATGGTTTTATTTTTACGAGGTAACAAGTATGAATTCAGTACAGATTGGACGACAACGATTCAGTAACATCTTCTGGGGCATCGTGGATGAGCGGGTGGATGACTACCCGTATGAGGTCATTGAGAAGATTGTTGAGGATCAGCAGAAGCTGCGTGCTGATGCAGACTACAACACCGGGTCAGTCCCGTATGACGATGCGGTAGAACTCTATAAGTTGGCGAAGTTCTTTCAGCCGAAGATCATTGCCGAGGTGGGTACGTTCATCGGTGTATCGACGACCGTGATGTATGAAGCTTGCAAAGGAGAGGTAGATATCTACACCTGCGATGTGTCGAACGACATCAAGCTCAACCTACCGTTTCATGTCCACCAATACCCCAAGACATCATCGACAGATATGTTCAAGGACTTGGCCGATAAGAAGGTCAACGTGGACTTGCTGTATCTGGACGGTCGGTTGCAGCAAGAGGACTTCCAGTACTTCCCGAAGATTATTCATGACCAGACTATCTTTGTGTTCGACGACTTTGAAGGCATCGAGAAGGGCGTGGTCAACGCGATGATGTTGGAGGGTGCGAACCGACTGCTGATCTATCCGCGTGAGAGCAGGAAGACGGCGGTATCACTTCCGTTCACTTTGTTGCATTTTGTGCCGCAGGAGGCCACATGATCAGGTGGATACTGGGTTTATTCAAACGTGCTGACGAGTTTCGCAAGAAAGAATGGGCACATGTGCCGCCCCCTGCATGGGGAGCAAAGCGTGGTGGGAGGGATTACTGGTGAGTGACTATCGCGTAAAAATTAGTGTATCAAATGCGCGTATCAGACGAGCGATGGAAGCAGCGGGATATACATCCATACAGGCCATGTGCTTAGAACATAAACTGCGGCTCGACATAGTTTATAAGCTGGTCAACATGAAGATGTCACCGCTAGGTAATGACGGAAGGTGGCACTCCACGACGCTAAAACTAGCAGATGCTTTAAATGTTTTACCTGACGACCTGTTCAGCGAACGACAAAAGACTGTTACGTTGAAGACCAACGAAGGGCATCGAGACGTAACAGAGTCAGAACTAGCTGCGATTGCCGCTGAGCAAAATTGGAACGAGCGGCTTGAAGATATGCGGGACAATGACGCGATCAACCAGATCGCTTCAGAAGAGACTGGGAAAGTGTTGAATGCTGCGATGGAGCATTTACTTACCCCGAAAGAGACAGAAATTATAAAGTGGCGGTACGGTTTTGAAGGTACACGCAAATCACTGGATGAGATAGGCGCAAAATATAATGTTTCCCGTGAGCGAATAAGACAAATAGAAAACAAAGCACTTAGGAAATTACGAAGGCCGTATGTGCAAAAGTTTTTTGAAGAAAATACATGAGTTCAAAACAAATGAGTGAGAAGAAAGGGCAGACCCTAGCAGATGCAGCGAAGTCTATCTTCGACAAAGGCTTGGCAACGGCGGGTGAAGGCAAGTATGACGAGGCCATCGGCATCCTTGAGAACATCAATCAGATTCACCCTGCCTTTGTTGCATCGGCTTTGCAGACCGGGCGTTGTCACTGGGAGATGCATCGTTGGCAACCGGCGAGAAAGTATTTTGAATTAGCGCAACGTCTCGACCCGACCAACGATGACACGGGCTGGACTCTGGGTTTGCTTGCTTTGCAGATGGGCGACTTCAAAGCTGGGTGGGAAGGTTACGAGCGACGATGGGGTAGCAAGACTTTTAACTCTCCTCGCATCTCTACGATCCATCCGCAGTGGGAGCAGGGTCTTGGCTTGGAGCGCCCGATTGTGTGGACGGAGCAGGGCATCGGTGATCAGATTCTCTACGCATCGCTCATCGAGGCGTTGGCGAAGGAGGTCGAGTCCGTTGTTGTGCTAGTGGATATGCGGTTGGCTCCGCTGATGCAGCGTGGCTGCAAGGCCGAGAACGTGACGTTCCTGCCGCACAATGCCAAGGTCAAGATGACGGAGCATGACTCGCACATCCCGATTGCAAGCCTTGGTAAATACTTTATCAATAGTGTTTACGACATCTTGCCAACCCGTAGTGAGAGTTACATCAAGGCTGACCCGCACCGGGTTGGACTGTTGAAGAAAGAACTCAAATTGGAAGGCAAGCGAGTGATCGGCCTGTCATGGGCAAGTACTGCACCTGCCATCGGTGAGCATAAGTCTGTGGGATTGGAAGGGTTCAGGTCGCTGTTCGATATACCCAACAGCGTGTTCATCAATCTTCAGTACGGCAAGCCGCAGGAAGAGGCGAAAGACTTTCACCCGAACCTGATCACGACGCACATTGATACCTTCTTGGACTTGGAGAACGTCGCTGCGCTTATGGAGTTGTGTGACGTAATCGTTTCTCCGTCCAATGCCAACGTGCATCTGGCTGCTGCGATGGGAAAGCCTGTCATGCTGCTCGATGCGAACAAGTTGTGGTACTGGAACAATCGAGCCGGGTATCGGAGTCTTTGGTATCCCGAGGTGAAGATCTTTCAGCGCGAGAACATGAACGCTCCGTGGGACTTGCAGGTTCGCCAAGTCAAGGAAGAGTTGGAACGGATGTATATGCTGCGTGATCCCTCGTACAACCACTTTGCTTTCTTCCATGTGGGCGATGACATTTCTCAGCCACAGAAGATGGTGAAGTCGCTGCTACGGCACAATCCTGATGCCTTCATCACGATGTATACGGATTGCTACACACCAGATGTGATGGGTATCACGCGACGAGTGGAGAGCGAAGTTAATCGGGAAGAGTTGTGCTATCACCGAGTCAAGGCATACGCCGAAACCTACGCGAGTTCAATCCTCCCCGCCATGTACTTGGATACGGATATGTTGGTGCAGGACAAGATCGTGGTGAAAGACTTGTTGGAGCCATACAAAGATGTAGTGTTCCTGCGAAGAGAGTTTCAGCGTGACGCGATCTTCAATGTTGACCAACGTGGGATCAACTTCTCCGAGTATGAAGGCAAGACGATTGACGAGGTGTATCCGTACGTAGGCTGCACAATCGTTGCCAAGAATCCGCAGGTGTGGAAGGACTTACTGGCGATCTACGATGCGCTCGATCCAAAGTTCCGCAGATGGTACGGCGACCAAGAAGCGTTACGTATCTATGCCAAAAAGTATCCCGAGCGGGTGAGCGAGATCAATGAGTCTGTGTATGGTTGTTTACCTGAACACAAGACCGACGATGCCAAGATCCTGCACTTCAAGGGCGAAGCACGAAAGAAGCTGTTCGAGGTGGCGTGATGAAAATCTTTATCGGTTGGGACAGTCGTGAGGACATTGCATATCAGGTATGCAGAGAGTCGTTGGCTAGAAACTCTTCCGAGTGGCTCGACATCAAGCCGATCAAGCAGCAGGAGATGCGCGAACGGAACCTGTACTGGCGGGAGCATGACCCTCTCTCCTCTACCGAGTTCTCTTTCACCCGTTTCCTCGTACCGTATCTTGCAGGATACGAAGGGTGGGCACTGTTTATGGACTGTGACTTCCTCTGGCGAGGCGATGTGGCAGGGATCATGGACTACGCTGACCCGAGCGTTCCTGTCATGGTGGTGCAGCACAGATACAAGCCGAAAGAGACGATCAAAATGGACGGTGCGGTACAACACCAATACCCGAGAAAGAATTGGTCGAGCCTGATGCTGTTCAACTGCGGCCACGAGAGTGTGAAGCATGGGCTGACATTGGAGCAGGTCAACATCGGCACTGGGATGTACTTACATCAACTGAAATGGGCGGGGACACACATCGGTGCGCTGCCGATTGCATACAACTACTTGGAAGGGTGGCATACGAAGAACGACTGCCCGAACCCCGTGGCTGTTCACTTCACACGAGGTGGCCCTTGGTTCAAAGACTGGGGCAACGTGGAATACGCCGACGAATGGTTAGCAGTAGCGAAGGAGATGTGACATGGCAAGAGTAGAAGCAGCGGTGAAGCCGCCGAAGGATGCAGAGTACGCCGAGTTGATCGTGGATAAGACCCACGTGAAGGCTGTGCCGAGCGAGACGGTATGGGCAAAGATTGGTGACAACGGCGATCTTGAAGTCATCCGGTGGGACATCATCGAGATGTATGCCAAGCAGTACGACATCGACAATAACAATCGTACGCAGTCCCATGTGATGTGCAAATTATTAGTATTGGTGCGAGATGAAACGAGGAAAGAAAATCGAGGGTAAGGTCTACACGAGGCTATCGAGGTTCAACGTGGTTCTTACATTCGAGCAGTATAAGTTTTTACTGGAACGCAAACGTATAGCACGAGAATTTGACGAGCGTGTGAAATACAAAGATTTAGTGGAGCTATGGGGTATTGCTCAATACCACATGGCAGGTGCAGTTCACCGAGGTATAAAACAGTATGACGACAGAATCAAAGCCGAGGGTGGTAACGGAAACGTCAATGATTGTAGACAATCTGTCCCCGCCCGGCGCGTGGAAAGACGAACTGAAAGCTGCCCCTTGGGGCTATGGTCAAAGTCAGCAGAAGCGCGTCGAGCGATCCTTGCAGAATATACGGAGAGCGGGACTGTTCGACGAGGCTACAGTCCTCTCGTTAGAGTTGAGTACTTTGAAGACTGAACTGGATCACTTGCGGGAAAGGGTGGAGATGGCAAAATTTAAATAGGGTAAAATCATGACCTATGAAGATCACCTATGGGCAAGTTGATCCTTCAGATCCGGGCATCAAGCGGCAACTAAAAGTGCTGCAAAAGGCGTGTCTCCCGGCGGATGGTCTGTACTTTCCCGAGGACGGGGTGTGGTGGATGGCGCACCACAGGGCTACCCCAGTTGGATTTAGTTGTCTGTCGCCATCACAGCAAATGGAAGACGGGATATATCTGGGTCGTTGTGGTGTGCTGAGTGCCTACAGGGGGTACGGTATTCAGCGGCAGATGATCCGGCTGCGAGTTCAGTGGGCTAGAAGGCATGGGTATAGATGGGCTGTGTCGGATACCACCGACAATATACCGAGTGCCAACAACCTGATCTCGTGTGGCTTCAGGCTATACACCCCCAAAGTTTTGTACTCGTTCGCAAGAGCGTTGTACTGGAAGAAAAGACTTTGAGGGGGGTTGATGCCATACAAGGACGAGGCCGTACGCAAGGCCAAGCAGAAGCTGTACTCACGGAAGTGGTACGAAGGAAATCGGAAAGAAGTTATTAAAAGAGCGAGAAAGGACAGAGATAAAAACAGAGTAGAGTGGATCGCATACAAGTCGAAGCAGCGGTGTAGTCATTGTCGGAAAAAGCACCCGGCTATCATTGACTTTCACCATGTCATCAAAGAAGGTAAGCGATCTGTTAATTACTTGGCTGTGAGACAAAGAAACATAACCGAGGCAATCAAGGAAGCAGAGGAGAAATGCATACCGCTCTGTGCCAACTGCCATCGGATACTGCACTGGATTGAGACGAGAAGAGCGATGTACAAAAGGAGAAAGAAGGGTGGAAATTGAGGACGATATCTTGGATTTGATTCAGGCATTACCCACTGAAATCAACGATGCTTCGACGACAACAGAGATGAAGTTTCTCACTGTGGGCAGCGTGTTGTGGGCTTGTCGGGACGAGATTATTTGGTTACGCAAAGAGGTAGCGAGGTTGAAGAATGACAGTCGTCGTAAAAAAGCAAAGAAGATGTACGGAGTGTAAGCGTAAGTTCGCTACTCCAGAATCGTTCAGAGCACATCGTTATAAGTTCGGCAGTTGCCGGTCGGTCGAAGCATTGGGCATCGCCGGTTTTGTGGAAACAGCAAAGGGTTGGCATCTAATCAGGATGAAGGTAGCTAAATGAGTTTTGTCACGTTAGATTTTGAAACCTACTATGCCCCGGACTACGGGCTGAAGAAGCTCACGACCGAGGAGTACATCAACAACCCACGCTTTGAAGTGATCGGCGTGGCGATGAAGATTGATGACGATGCTCCCGTGTGGTTCAGCGGTACGAAGGAAGAGACCAAGGCTTGGCTCAACCAAGTTGATTGGACTAACTCCGCACTGCTTTGCCACAACATGCAGTTTGATGGAGCGATCTTGTCGTGGTACTTCGGGATCACGCCTGCTAAATATTTCGATACGCTGTGTATGGCTCGGGCTATTCATGGTGTCGATGCAGGTGGATCGTTGGCTGCGCTGGCAGAGCGGTATGGTCTTGGTAAGAAAGGTACGGAAGTTGTCGATGCCCTCGGTAAACGCCGCGCTGACTTTAGCAAGGAAGACTTGGCGCGTTATGCAGGATATTGCATAAACGATGTAAACCTAACCTACAAACTTTTCATTCGGCTTCTCGAAGAGGGGTTCCCGTCACCCGAGCTTGACCTAATCGACATGACTTTGCGGATGTACACGCAGCCGGTGTTGACGGTTGATGATGCGTTACTGGTAACGCGGCTTGAAGAGATCAAGCAAGAGAAGTCTACGCTGTTGTCTGGGCTGATGAGCAAGCTGGGCTGCGAGACAGAGGAAGATGTCCGCAAGAAGTTGGCCAGCAATCCGCAGTTCGCTGCGCTCCTGACCGAGTTTGGGATCACGCCCCCGACTAAGATCAGCCCGACTACGAACAAGGAAACATTTGCCCTTGCCAAGAATGACGAGGGTTTCATCGAGCTAACGGAGCATGACGATCCGTTTATTCAGCAGTTATGTGCCGTTCGTCTCGGCACCAAGTCAACCATAGAGGAGTCACGCATTGAACGCTTTATTCATATTGGTGCTAGGAATCGCGGCAGGCTACCTATCCCGCTCAAGTATTACGGCGCTCACACGGGTCGTTGGGCAGGCTCGGAAGCCGTCAACTTTCAAAACCTTCCTTCAAGAGACAAGAGAAAGAAGGCACTCAAGAATTCAGTGGTGGCTCCGCCAAAGCATGTCATTATCAACTGCGACTCCTCGCAGATCGAGGCTCGCGTCCTTGCGTGGTTGGCTGGCCAAGAAGATGTAGTCAAGCAGTTCCGTGATGGCGAGGATGTGTATTCGATCTTTGCCACGAAGATCTACAAGAAGCAGATCAGCAAGGCCAACCCGGTCGAGCGGTTCGTCGGTAAGACCTGCGTCCTTGGACTGGGCTACGGCACCGGAGCGAAGAAGCTTCAGCATACGTTGAAGACTCAACCTCCGGGGGCTGACCTGCCTGAAGAGGAATGCAAGCGCATCGTCGATCTGTACCGCAGTGCCAACCACAAGATTCCGGCGTTGTGGGAAGAGTGCGACAGGGCTTTGGTGCATCTGTCTGGTTGGCCAACCGGAGCCAAAGAGTATTCCATCGGTAAGCACAAGTGCTTGTGGATCACGCCGCAAGGGATTCGCCTGCCGAATGGATTACATATCCGCTACTCGAAGCTGCGTAAGAGCAACGACCGGTTCATCTATGACTCACGCAAAGGTATCCAGTCTATCTGGGGCGGAGCGATGGTCGAGAACGTGGTGCAGGCTTTGGCTCGCATCATCGTGGGTGAGCAGATGCTAGAGATCCAGAAGCAGGGTTATCGCCCTGTGTTGACGGTGCATGACGCGGCTGTGATCGTGGCACCAAAAAGCGATATGGAACATGCGCTTACGACGATTACTCAAGTGATGTCAACGCCACCTGCGTGGGCTGAGGGCTTGCCCGTCGCGTGTGAAGCAAAGTATGGTGAGTCTTATGGCGAATGTTAAATGGTCATTCAGTAGTTTGAAGGACTTCATCAACTGCCCCAAGCAGTATCACGAGGTCAAGATCAAACAAAACTTCGTGAAGAAAGTCACGGAGCAGATGATGTATGGGACGGAAGTTCACAAGGCTCTGGAAGATTACGTGCGTGACGGTACTCCGTTGGCTAAGAACTACCAGCGGTTTCAGCCGATGATGGATGTGCTGAGATCCACGCCGGGTGAACACTACCCCGAGTACAAGATGGCACTGAATGCGAACAAGGAGCGATGCGACTTTGACTCACCTGACTACTGGGTGCGTGGCATCGTGGACTTGCTTGTGGCGGACTATCAACAAGCCTACATCGTTGACTACAAGACGGGCAGCAATCGCTATCCTGATCCGAAGCAGTTGAAGCTGATGGCGTTGATGACCTTTGAACATTTCCCTGACGTTGAGTACATCAAGGGTGGCTTACTGTTCGTTGCACACAATTCGTTTGTGTCCGAAGAGTATGAACGTGAAGACATTCCGAAACTTTGGTCTGTCTTTGAACCCGAACTGAGGAGATTAGAAATCGCTTTTGTATCTGACAAGTGGCCTGCAAGACCGACTCCGTTGTGTGGTTGGTGCCCGGTCAAAACTTGTGAGTTCTACAAGGAGCGATAACAGAATCCACACAAGGCATGAGTGTGTAGGATAGGGAGTTGCTACCTCACTCCTGCGTAACACCCAACGCATAACCGTGCCTGCTTAGAACAGTTTTATAAAGCAATGCTTTTTCCGGGCTGTGTCTAAGCCGACTGGCCCCCGTAAGGGGCTTTTGTGAGGAAACCTATGAACATCGTAGATAACAAAGCGTTACAAATGGTGCTGCCGACTCCGATGGCAAACGCCGCGCTTACACACATAGCCAAGAGCAAATCCTTGGGCGGCGATGCGTACAGCAAAGAATTGCTGGTGTACTGGGATTATCCTGAAGCTGCATCGTTGGCATTCTATGTAGACGAACAAGCACCAGACAGTGCGCTGCCGAACGTTCCGTCACCGATGCTGCGGGACTACAACTGGCCGGGTATCTATAAGCCGTTCGAGCATCAGAAGGACACAGCTTCGTTCTTGTCGCTGCGCCAGCGAGCGTTCTGCTTCAACGAGGCAGGTACAGGCAAGACCTCTGCGGCTATCTGGGCTGCGGATTACCTGATGAATCTGGGGCACATCAATCGTGTCCTTGTCATCTGCCCGTTGTCGATCATGTATTCCGCATGGCAAGCCGACATCTTCAAGACTGCTATGCACCGGACTTGTGGCGTAGCCCACGGGTCACAAGAGAAACGTCGCAAGCTAATCAAGGGCGACTACGAATTCATCATCATTAACTTCGATGGTGTGCATACGGTCTTTGATGATCTGGCCAACGGCGGCTTTGATCTCATCATCGTAGACGAAGCTAACGCTTATAAGAGCGCAACGACGCGGCGCTGGAAGACGTTGGCTAAGTTACTGAAGCCCAGCACTCGGCTCTGGATGATGACGGGTACGCCAGCGGCGCAGTCACCTGTCGATGCGTTTGGCTTGGCTAAGCTGGTTAGTCCGACCCGAGTGCCCCGCTATACCGGTGCATGGAAGGACATTGTGATGTACCAAGTCAGCCGGTTCACGTGGAAGCCAAGGCTCAACTCGGAGCGTCGGGTGCACGAGGCATTGCAGCCAGCCATCCGGTATACCAAGGCAGAGTGTCTCGACCTGCCACCTGTTGTGTACCAGACACGCGACGTACCTTTGACGCCACAGGTCGCTGCCTTCTATAAAAACCTGAAAGCTCAACTACTTGTAGAGGCAGCAGGCGAACAGATCAGCGCGGTCAATGCTGCCGCTGCGCTCAACAAACTCCTACAGATTTCAGGCGGTGCAGTCTACACAGACCAAGGCCAGACCATCGAGTTTGATGTGAAGCCCCGCCTCAATGCGCTCAAAGAAGTGCTTGATGAAACGTTAAACAAAGTTGTAGTATTCGTAGGGTTCCTACATACTATCGGTGTAGTAACCAAGTTTTTGAACAGTGAGGATATCAGTTGTGAAGTCATACAAGGTTCAGTCTCCGCCCGCGAACGCTCGCAAATCATTGAGCGATTCCAAACTCAACCAGACCCTCGCGTTCTAGTGGTGCAGCCTCAGTCTGCATCGCACGGCATCACTTTGACTGCTGCTGACACGGTAGTTTTCTGGTCGCCTGTGATGAGTGTAGAGACTTACCTGCAATGCGTTGCGCGTATCGACCGTGTTGGTCAGAAGAACAACATGACCGTCGTCCACCTGCAAGGCAGTGAAGTTGAGAAGAAGATGTATCGAATGCTGCAAGGCAAAGTCGATAACCATCAGAAGTTAGTAGACCTGTATAAACAAGAGTTGGAGGATAACGATGAGTAACATCAATACGGAAGAAGCGGTTCAGGCGTATCTCAATATTCGTAGCGAGCGCGACAAGATCTTGCGCGAGTACGAGGCGAAGGACGCCAAGCTAAAAGAGGACATGTCCAAGATCGAGGCGTTGCTGCTCGACGTATGCAACAACATCAATGCAGACAGCATCAAGACTACGCACGGCACGATCATGCGTAAGCTCAACGAGCGGTTCTTCTGCCAAGACTGGGACAACTTCAGGAAGTTCATCATCGAGAATGCCTCGTTGGAACTTCTGGAGAAACGAATTCATCAGGGCAACTTCAAGCAGTACATGGCCGAGAACGAAGCCGATGGCCTGCCGCCCGGTGTTAGTGTGATGCGCGAGTTTGGCATCACGGTGCGTAAGGCTAGTAACTGAGGAGTTTGAAGATGAGTAACAGCATTATTGCAAGCATCCAGAATCAGCTTGCCAACGTTGAGCTTGGTCTGGACGAAGATACAAAAGCCATTGCCGGTAATAGTACCGGCGGTAACAAGCGTATCTCTATCAAGGGCGGCGTATTCCGCAAGATGGCAGGCGGTAAGGAAGTCGGTGCTATCGAAGACCGTCACATGAACGTGATCTTCGTGAAGATGGCACACAACCCGAGCCGTACCTACTACACGGGTGCATTCAAGGAAGGCGAGAAGGTCAGCCCTGCTTGCTGGTCGTCGGACTCCAAGGTGCCTGATCCCGAGGTGAAGAACCCGCAAGCATCGTCATGCGACAAGTGTCCGTGGTCGGTGAAGGGATCGGGTCAGGGTGGTACTGGCGCAGCGTGTCGTCTGTCATGGCGTACCGCAGTGGTGCTTCCGAACGATCCGAGCGGCGACATCATGCAGTTGGTTCTGCCTGCTACGTCTGCCTTCGGTGATGAGGACAACGGTCGCTGGCCGTTCCGTGCCTACGTCAAGATGCTGGCCAACCACAACATCTCGGCTGGTCGCGTCGTCACTAAGATGCAGTTTGACACCAAGGCTACAGCACCTCGCGTGTTGTTCTCGCCTGTGGCGGGTGTACCGGCAGACATCATTGATGTCCTCGCCAACCAAGCCAAGAAGCCCGCTGCTGAAAATGCAGTGAAGTTGACGGTATATCAGCAGGATGAGGGTGATGCTCCTGCTGCTCCTGCCGCCCCCGAAGCGTCGGTCGCTGAACCCGTTGTGACGAGCAAGGCTAAGAAACCTGCACAGGCAGCGGATGTGGCTGACGTTTTGAAGGAATGGACAAAGAAGTGAGGTAGCTCGTGGCTCGCCCATACAGTGAAAGATTCCTACTAAACCTGCAAAGAGCGGACGGAGGTAGTCTCGGCGTCCAACTTGGCAGGCTGTGTGTAGAGGCGAACCTGCCTGCGGCTTACGTTGCTAAGGCTTTGGAAACCTCACGCATCAGCGTGTACAACTGGTTCCGAGGCAGGGGCATTCGTGAGAACAAGCGTAAGACCGTTGAGGTTTTCATGGATCTTGTTAAGCAAGACATGAAGGCTGGCTATCTTCCTGCTCGTACGATCATTGACGCCAAGATTTACATCGAGTCGATGATAGGAGTGAAGATTTGATTTGACCTTTCGGTTGGCGGGGGGCCTTCGCCCCCGCCTTTTCTGTCTCTGCGAGTTGAAAATGTTAAGACAATTTTACGAGAAAGCATTGCCATCGCAGGGCGTGTACTGTGTAACCGGTATCAAGGACAAGAAAGTTCAGAACCGGTTTGCTGAAACGCTCGATGATTTGATCAACATTATTGAGGAGTTAAAGGCTCAGGAATACAACCTATTCGTCGCGTTAAGTTCGTTCAATAGCTACAGCCGCAAGGCTGATAACGCGGCATTCTCGCGGTCGTTCTTCATTGATCTTGACGTAGATCCGGAGAACCCGAAGAAGTACAACAGCAAGGAAGAAGCCCTTGCTGCGCTAGATGAGTTCTTGCAGATATCAAAGTTTGCTCCGCCTATCCGCGTCGATTCGGGTGGCGGTGTCCATGCCTATTGGTTGCTGGATCAAGACGTACCTATCGTTGAGTGGAAGAAGTACGCCGAGAAGTTCAAGAAGTTCTGCGCTGAACATATCAAGATTGATATGGCGGTGACGGCAGATGCTGCCCGTGTCCTGCGCTGCCCAGATACTTTGAACTACAAGACCGATCCGCCACGCGAAACGAAGTTAATAGACACAGATCTGGGGCAGTACAGTTTCCACCAGATCCAAGAGTTCCTTGGGGTAATACCGCCTACGGTCGAAGAGATTCTGGCATCCATCGAGCCAGACCTGCCGCCGAAGCCAGACAATTTCGAGTACATCTTTTCCGATATCGTGGTGCAAAGCCTGACCGGGCAGGGCTGCAACCAGATCAAGAACATCGTTCTGAACCAAGCACTGGTTGAAGAGCCGTTGTGGAGAGCGGGGTTATCCGTAGCGGTGCGTTGTATTGATGGCAAAGAAGCCATTCATCAGATGTCCAACAAGCATCCGGGCTATTCACCGGATATGACGGAGAGCAAAGCGAATGAAACGCTCAAAGCGGAGTGGGCTTACGGATGCACCAAGTTCGAGGAACTTTACCCTGCCGGTTGTGACGGTTGCCCCTTTCGAGGAAAGTTCGGTAAGTCCGGACCCATCCAACTCGGAAAGCGACTTAAAGAAGCCCCGTCAACCGAGACAATTAGTGAAGAGGACACAGTTCGGATTGAACAGAATCCCGAAGAAGTTCCGCTATTTCCTACTGCGATCAGTCCCTATGTACGAGGGGCCAATGGAGGAGTCTGGTACAAACCCAAACCCGAAGTAGATGAAGACGGGAACATCGAGCAGGTCAAGCCGTATCAGTTGATTGCGAATGATCTGTTTGCCATCAAGCGTATGCACAGTCCGACCGAGGGCGAGTGCTTGTTGATGCGGTACATCTTGCCGAAAGACCCGACCAAAGAGTTCTTGTTTCCGATGCGGTATGCGTATGCCTACGACAAGTTGAAAGAAACCCTAGCCTTCCACGGTGTCGGGTTCTCGCCAGAGATGGTGAAGCTTGTATCGGAATACTTGAGAAAGTGGAACGAGTTCCTACAAAACGTTAAATCAGCAGAGATCATTCGTATGCAAATGGGATGGACAGAAAACTACGATGCCTTCATCACGGGGGCTTTAGAGATCATGGCTTCAGGCGAGGAGCGACCAGCAGCGACTTCGCCTCTTGTCAAGAACGTGTCGAAACTATTCCGACCGACAGGCAGCTACGAGAAGTGGCAGGAGTCTGCCAATGCCTTCAACATTCCAAGCCTTGAGCTACACGCGCTGGGTTTGCTTGCTGGGTTTGGTTCGCCCTTGATGCGTATGACCTCGACGGCAGGCGGCGTGATTAGCTACATGAGTCCCGAGACCGGTATTGGTAAAACTGGATCTATGTATGCCGGACTCAGTGTGTTTTGTGATCCTTACTACATCAGCTTGGCCGATGGCTCGGCTACAGATAACGCTCTAACGGGGCGGTATCTTGCTATCAAAAACATTCTGTTCGGCCTTGACGAAGTGTCGAACATTGATAGTGAGATACTGTCCCGCCTCATCCACCGCATCTCGCAGGGTCGTGCCAAGGCTCGTATGCAGTCCTCGGTCAATGCCGAGCGTGAGATCGAGATGGGTGCGGCACTCATCGCTGTCATGACTACTAACCAGTCTTTGTACGACAAGCTCAAGCAGGTCAAGAAGAGTCCGGACGGTGAGATCGCACGTACCATCGAGTTCCGACTTGAGATGCCGCAGGCATTCATCGACGATCCCGGCCTGTCCAAGAAGATCGTAGACCCGCTGCGTTTCAACTACGGTCATGCAGGGTCGATCTTGATCCGCCAGATCTACAAGCGGGGCGATACCGAGGTCCGGGCGATCATCGAGAAGTGGGCAGAAAAGTTCCGTGATGACTACGGCAGGAACCCGGCATACCGGTTCTACGAGAACATGATCTCGTGCTGCTTTGCTGGCGGTGAACTGGCCGTGGAAGCGGGCATCGTTGACCTAGACCTGAACCGGATCTACCGGGTGGTCATGCGGACGATGAACGAGATGAAGAAGCAGGTCTTCAACCTGAATGACATGGACTACAAGTCCCTCATCGCGGACTTTTTTAACAAGTACCATACCGGCTTCTTGATCTTCAACGAAAGCCAAGTCATCAACGAGCCTCGCAGTGCCATCGTGGGACGCATCGAGGTGCATAACAGTGTGCAGTACATCAGCAAAACAGAGTTCCAGAAGTATCTGGCCAGCCCCGGCTTGCAGATTAGTAGCACTGCGGCTGAACGCGCTTGGCTGAAGAACGGCATTCTGAAGGAGATTAAGAAGCAGCGCCTGACGACGGGCTGGAAGCAAGGCACTCACCAAGCTGCCGTATCCTGCTACGTATTCAACACGGAAGGACTGCCGGAGGACTACCTTGACAAGCCCTCGTCTGACTGAGCCTGAATGGTTGCTGCCATTCGACGCAATGTATGTCGGAGATAGCTTCTTCGTCCCAACCTTGAAACCTGCGGAGTTGATCTACGTGATTGACACGCGGGCCAAGGTTGCGGGCGTCAAGATCAAGGCATACGCCACGACCAAGGATGGTCTACTTGGCGTCAGATGCTGGCGTATCCGATAGGATACTACTCCTCGGGGAACCGGTAGTACTTGTAAGTCTCCACGAAGTTACGCTTGATAGCGTCCTCGTTGTATTGGATATCGTCCAAGTATTCTTTGCGTTCCTTTGGCGTCAGACTCGGATCACGCTGGATCTGTTTCTTCATAGTACTGATCTCGCGTAGCTGACCGTTGACAACGCTCTCGTATGCCTCAGTCAAAACGTCGATGTTTGGATTGGCTTCAAGATACCGATCTAACTGTTCAGGATCTGAGTAGTCACGGAATGTACGATAGGGCCGCGCATGAGACTTGATCCACTCTGACGCTTCGCGGAATTGTGCGGCGTCATAGTTGGACATTTTACCGATAAAGCGTTTGATGAACGGGATATCTCGTTTGATATCGCTTTCTTTCTGGCCGTTAAGTACCAAAGCCATATTGAAAATGTTCTCGGCAAGTGCGTTGGGACCATCTGCGTAAGTATTCAAGGCAAAGGCAATCGTGTCCGGCTCCCAGTCAACGTTACCGTTAGTTTCTTCAAGTAAAATTTTAGCTGCCATGTTGTGCCATTCGGACGGTCTGCTACCACCAGAATAAGCATCAGCATATTTGCCCATTCGTGAGTCATAGATTGGATTGCCGAGGCTATCCATGTTTACGGTATATTCAAAGAGGGGTCGTGCCGCAGATGGTAAGACGGTACTAACCAACCATGCCGGGAAATGCTCAGTCATACTGATACGAGAGGCTGGCAGCGGCATGAACGAGTCCAAACCGATCTCAACCATGTTGCTCGCAAAATCCTCAAAGCTCTGATTGCCTGAGAATAGAGCAGCGAACTGCGCTCCCGCAGCGGGGAATGCACCTGCACCAAATCCCCACGGCATCTGAAGGAAGTTATCTTTACCGTCTTCGCCTTCCAAGAATGGAACCGGTAAGCGCATGTAACGTGTCCAGCGAGACATACTATCGGTCGCAATTTGGTTGCGCCCTTCGTCATCATCCGGAGCCATCGCCGCTGCCATTGCATATATAAGTGCGCCTGATGTAAAAAAGATAGGCGCAGCAACAAGGGCGTTCTTACGACGTTGGTTATAGTTCTCAATAAACCTACGGCGGTTCTCATTCTTTTTGTCGATACGGTTCTGAAGTTCAGCGATTTTATCTGGGTCGGCTTTGGGATTCGCTTCTTCTTTCTGTAGCGCCTCTTCATCGTACTGAGTATCCATCTGCGCCCAGACGGACGGTTCAGCATTTTTAATTGCGTCCTCAGCGGAAGTAGTCGCGGTACGTATTACTTTGATAAAGTTGACGGCACCGGTCGCAGCAGGTTTGAAGAACATGTAAAACGCGGACATCTTTCTGCCCCACGTACCAATCTTACGGAAGTTCATCAGTTCAAGAGCGAAGGTTGCTGCCTCACGCTTGAGATCAGCCATGATGTCTGGATTATTGACATCAACATTCTGTGCCTTAGCTTTGGCAACATTATCCTTGAGCCTTGTGGTGTATGCCGCCACACGACTAGTGTATTCAAACGTCGCACCGAAGACATCAAACCAGCGACTCAAAGCCTCCTTGGTACGAATAATTTTACTCGGACCAACTCGCTTCATGAGTGCTTCGACTTGATCTTCGACGTTGAACCCTTGCGGATAAAGTGCACTGCCACCGTACTCGATAAAATCTAAGGCATCTCGGTAGAAACCATCCTTAGACATCAATCTTTCCAACGCCGCAGAATCTCTGGAAGTCGTTACACGAGACAGGTTGAATGACTTTGCCATCAATCCGGTACGGAGTACGTTACCGATAAGCTCAGCAGCGTACTTACTACCTTGACCAAATCCTTCCTTAAACGTAATCAACCCGAAATTGGTCATGCTATTGACCAAAAAATCCATCGGGGGGAAGTTCAAGTTAAAACGGGTATGGAATTGCCCAATCAGACTATTGAAATCAGCGAGGCGTCTGAGTACAGGGTTAGCTTTTTCGTACGGCGTCTTGATAGATTCAAGCTGCCTTTCATCCGTCAGTTCATAGACATGGACATCGCCGTTAGGCTGGTAATCCAAAATCTTGTTCTTGCCTTTAAGAACACTTAAATCAAAGTTGGGGTCATTACGCTCATCAAACGTAACAACTTCAGGATCTTTCGATTTGACCTTGATGAATCCCTGCTTGATGTTGTTAACAAGGACAGGCAATAAGTCCTTTCGCCCTGCTTGAGAAGCAGCTACATAAGCGTTTGCAAACGATTGCAAGATGGGATCTTCAAAGTCAGTTTTACGCCCTTCCCATGACTGCTCTACTTCCGCCAGTTCTCCTGACAATCTTTGGGAACTGTAGTCAAGATCTTGATCAGATCCCGGCAGACCTTGGAACGGCACGTAAGTATCGCCCCATTGATAGGACGCAACGATGCTATCAACTTGAGGTGCCCAGTAGTTTGCTTCCTTACTAAGCTCGCGTTGAAGTTCTTGTACGCGGTTCAACTTCGCACGTACGTCGTCAATTAGCGGCTTCAAGGGACCACTATTGTTGTACTCGTCAATCTTAGCCTGCAACGCTTCAGGCGTATACAACGGCTCATCCTTTGTTCCGCGTGGAATGACATCGTAGATCTTGTCATTGATGTCAATGGACATCTTCTTGCCACGGGTACCAACAGGGCTATACCCAGTCTCAGACTTGAACTTATTGACGAGCACACGCATGACATCTTGAATCTGCGCTGCTTGATCAGGCGGCAACTTGCTACGTTGTTTTTCAAGGAAGGCACGATAATCAGCCGGGGTCATATCTGCTGTACCAGCGGGTACAAACGGAAGCCCTGCTGAGGGGATCTTAATATCGTTCCGCAACGGAACTTCACGCAGATACTTGGTTTCTCTGCGCTTCATCTCGTGCTGTGCGATGAAGATCTTACTGAGCCTATTTATAGCCGCCTTCAGGCTAAGTCCAGAATTGAGAGCAAACTCCTTGATAGCATCCTGTACTTCACGGATAGCCGGATCAACTCGTCTGACAATAATGTAATCAGTGATGTTGGGCGCACGAGCAATCTCAGATGCAATGTTATTACGATCTGGTCCCGTAATAATTAACGTGCCCTGCAACCCCTTTTCATCATCCATCGTGTCAATCACGATGTGCTTATTCTGGAACTTGCGTACAAGATCTTTAAACAAAGTCTTGTTTTGGAATTGCTCAGAGAGTTTCTTGATGAGACTAGAGATACCGCCACCACCAAGTGATGCAGGGGCAAAGTCTTCAAGATCGTGCGGCTTCTTGCTTGGCTTCTGACCGGGCTTCTTGCTCGGCTTTTTGCCGGGTTGAACAGATAAATACACCGGAACTTCAGAAAGCATTTCCTCGGTTCGATATTTACCGTCCGCCTTGGCGAGGCTATCCAGTGCGCGAATGACAGCAGCATCAGACTTTAGGCCAAAGATGTCTTTAGCTTTTTCGATGAACTCACGTAACCATCGCTTCAACTGCCCGACAATAGTCGGGGAAAGACCATAACGACCAGCTACGATACGCGACCCGTTGACTGCCCAGAACTCAGATGGGTTGACATACTGATAGTGCGACTTAGGAACATCACCGTTTTTGATGGCACTAAGAGCTTTGTCATATTCAGCCTTCTTGTTCGCTGCACCCGTTAGGTAGTGATAATTAACGATAGCGTTGAAAAAGGCTTTTTCAGCTTCAGTCTTCGCGTTTTTCTGAGCCTTTAACAACTGCCGTGTATATGCTTTGTGTATACCCGCACGGATATTAGTCGGCATCAACCGTTCAAGGTGGTGCAGGATTTCATGCGTAGCAGTATTGGTATCACCCACGCTAGAAAAAACGGTGGCAATACGGCTGGCAGAATCATAAAACCCAGCAACTCCTTTCATGCCTTCCGGCTGCTGTCGTATTGAAATACCTAAGTCGGCAACAAGCAGAGGATTTTGCCGTACAAACCACTCAGCAAGATCGGCGCTTTCATCGGACAACGTGCCAATACGTTTGGCATTCAGTAAACGCTCACGAATGTACTCAGCACCTCGTACGCGAGGGCGAACCATACGTTCTTTCTGAGTTTTAACCAGCAGATCACCAGCACGGTTAGCAAAGTCGTCCGCTGTCAATTCACCCGCATCGTATTCGGCTTTTGCTTTGCTTAGCTCACGCCGCAAAGACGGTGCCCGCTCCTGAGTCTGCTCAGGTATGGCAGGTGTAGCTTCGTTCAGTTCATCGAGGCTGAGGAAGCGTTGTTCGGTAGGCTCTAATGCAGCGGGGCGTGGCGCTTCTCCTTCATCAAGTCGTTCAGGAGCACGGCTAACAGGCTCCAGTCCTGCAACGGGAGGTTCTGTAACTTCTGGTCCTGCGGGTCCAACTCGTGGTACAGGCAGTCCAGTGCCTCCTGCAACTGCTCCAGTGACAGCTTCGCTAACACCTGTTGGTACTGGTTCACTGGGCACCTCCGCCTTGGGAGCCTTGGGTTCAATAACATTCAGTGCAGCGAGATACCCCTTTTGAAATCCGGGTATTTCAAGCTCATAAGCACCCTGTACGCTACCGGTTTCAGCAATAGCATTCATCGCTTGCTTCACAATTTGTGAAGCCTGTTCTTCGCGCATAGGTTGGGCTTTCTTTACCGCAGCCTCCATCTTCATGATGGGGTACGTATCGCCCATATCTTCAATTTTAAAGACCGGAACTTCCTTAGCGCCTAACTCACGTAACGCTTCAAGCCTGTGCTGACCTTCTATGACGTTATTATTTTGGTCTACAATGATGCGACTGAAATAGCCATCATCACTTGCAATCTGTTTAGCAAGCTCATCAACGCGCTTACGTTCACCTGACTGTTCCGAAACACCGCCCTTGAGTTGCTCAATCGGTACAGTCTCGTTACCAATCATGCGCGGATAATTAAAATTGGCGTCGGCTACTTCATAAACATCATCGGTCGGCGGACGGATATCCTTCCCTGCCAACACATCAACCTGTACCGCTTCTGGCGCTGGTATTTCTGGCAACGCAGGGGCTTCAACAGCCGGTGCCTCAACAGGCGCAGCTAAGACTTCACGCAACGCATTCAGCGTGGTCTCTTTGTTGGCGTTCTTATCAAGTTCAATGCCGAGTTGCTTAGCAAGGCTACGCGCACGGAACAGTGCAATCGGCTTACCTTCATCAGCAAGCTTGAGTAGTTGCTGAGCGTCGTCTACTACGGCAGGAGGCAAGCCCTCGGTGACTTCCGGAGGTGCTTCAATAGCCTCGATACCGCGCAGCGCGGGGGCAAGCTCACTAGGCGGAGGCGGGGCTTCTCTAGCACGGACAGGTTCAACACCCGGTTCAATCGGCGCTGGTTCTTCTGGAAGTGGTTCTTCCGGCGGCGGTTCAAACCCACCCTTTTGGTCACGTTCTCTAACAGCAAGATAAGTAGCAGCAGCAATCGGACCACCACTGACAGCCGTAGCAATGCCCGTTAAAGCCTGACGACGAGCCTGAATTGCTAGTTTTTCCTCAAAGGTTTCAGCCGCTTCAAGTTCTTGATCTAATTCATTTGCATAAGCATTGACAGACTGACCGAACGTAGCAATCTGCTCAGTAGTCATGTCGCCTGCGACAAACTTTAGAAGCTGTCTCTTAGCACCGTCTAAGGTCTTAACTCCAAGAGCGTCAATCAAAAACTTGGTCGGCAAAAGTTCCGTGCCGACTTCGATGGCAGCATCAACACCAGCATAACGTGCAGCTTCAGGTGCGGTCAGCCCTTCAGCACGAGCCTCGCCGTATGACTCAGCACCAGTCTGAAGTCCAGCAGAAGCCAGAGCAGGTAGCGGATTGCGTGTAGCAATCGAGGCAACAATACCCGGCAAGTTACGAACAAGGCTCTCACCGCCACCACGAATACCCTGTTCAAGCAAAGTCAGATCATCCGGGGTCGCTTCCGCAACGCGCTTTTCACTGGCCTTGCGCTCTTCCTTCAGGCGTTCCGTAGCCTGCTTCTTAACCGCTTTTAGTTGCTCGTTACTCGTAATGCCATAGACCTGTTCCCAGTAAGCACGAAGACCGCCGACGCGATCCACATCTTCATAAGATACGCCGGGAGGCAGTTGGTCGATGGAGTTGGGTAACTGGTCAATGATGGACTGGCGGACGCCGCCCACACCCTGCTTAGCACCTTCGGCAAGCTGAGTGCCGAAACCCTTGGTCAAACCCTTCCCGCTCAGGCTATACCAAGCCCGACCTTCTTCCTCGGGGGCTTCTTCAGGTTTAGTCTCAGCCGGTTTCGGTGCCGGTGGCGTAACAGGTTTTGCAGCCTCAGCCCGCTGAGCCGGAGTCAGCAATTGATCAACGTCATATCCTGCACTGCCAAGCCGATTAAGAAACTCTTCCCTTGAGATATTATCAGGGACGTTCCTAATCAACGTGCCATTCGGCATCCGAACATTGCGGGGCATTAACTAACCCTGTGGAAAGGCCGAAGGAAATTCTATCTCATCTATACCGCCACCAATTTGAAATAGCGATTTAATATCTTCCTTCTCACGCTGGAGAATCTGATCTATTGCGGTTTGAGCAGCCTTTTTCTGCTCGGCAGTCGCATTCTTATTCCGCAACACTTTCTTAGCATCCCGATAGTCTTCAGGTGCATTGAATGCGTTCTTATCCCAATCCTTTTGCTTATCAAGAAGTTTGGCTGTGACGTATCTATCTAAATTAGCAGCGCGTTCAGCCGCCCGAGCCGTTGCACGCTTTTCGTCACCAAGCTCTTGGATGCGGGTACGCGCTGTTGCTGCACCCTCGGAGTACCGCAGACGCTCCATAGCCAACTCGTTCTCGCCCAGCGTTTTAGCCAGAGCATTAACCTCGCCACGAGCCTGATTAGCCAGAGCACGGGCTTCCTTGTCGTACCCAGCCTGACGCAGTTCTTCAGCCTGCTGGAGGTCCAACATCCGGTCTTCGTAACGCTGACGTAATTCACGCTCACGCTGCTGAAGCTCCATCATGGCCGGAATGCCACGGGCGAACCCAGCACCAATCGAACCCAATCCTGTTGCACCGGGACGCGAAGCAGCCTCCATAATCTGGGCACCGATCTGAGCCAACGCCAAACCACGTGTCCGCTTACTCTCAGGCTCGATCTCTTCGCCACGCTTCTGCAACCGCTCACGCATGGCCTGAGCCGCTTTGCCTTCCCCTCTTGCTTCTGCCTCGGCACGAAGTTGAGCGGCGTATCCCGCAACCGGACGATTCGCACGTTCTAGCGCGGTTTCGTATTGCTTCGATATGGGAATGATCTGGTCATTTGAACGTTTGCCAGTTTCTTCACGGACTGTCGGACCTTCTGCCCGTCGTGTCTTAGCCTGCTTAATCTGAGGATCAAGGTAGCGACGCACGGCGTTCTGTTGATTGGGCGACATCGTTTCAAATTCAGGTACAAACTGTTTGATGATGTCCAGTTCTTCCGCATTACCCAACAGATCGCCATTAGCCAACGCGACCACGCCACCACCCGCAAACTTCGGGTACTCCATACGGCCAGCATCAATCGCACCAAGTCCACGATCCATCGGCTGCGGAGCCGGGGGAGGTGCCTGCATACCGGCAATACCGCCTTGCTGACGCTGCATTTGTTGCTGCTGTTCAGCCATGTTCAACTGATCTTTAATTGTCGGCGGCGTCTGCGGGGGCTGAACCTGTTGCTGCTTCAGTCGCTGGAACTGATTCATCATGGCGTACAGATCCGTCAGCGGAGCCACGCCCTGCGTAGCCATACTCTTGACGTACTGAATAGCCTGATCAGGCGGCATACCCTTGGACATGGCCTGCTGAAGCGAAGCCATCATTGCACGACCCGTGCCGCTAACTGGACCGATCATTGTTTATTTCCCCGTGGTTGAGCCGAGACCACCAAACAGACCGCCCAAGCCTAATCCAGCACCGACAATCTGACCGAACATACTACCCGGTGCTTGATACATCGTCTGCGTCTGACCTGTTGCCGGGAGACCACGCAGGATACCCGACATGAACTCTGCTTGCTGATACGGCAGGCGCTGCTGGTTAAGGAAGTCTTGATACTGCTGATTGAGCAACTCTTGACCAAACGCTTGCTGCTGTCCGCCAGCACCCAGTTGAGCAGAGGTAATGCCCATCTGCTGCTGATACTCCTGCTGACCCAAGTTACCCAACATACCCGCCGCAGCCAACTGCTGCTGAAGACCCTGCATACCCAAGCCAGCCCCAAATTGACGGGACTGTTCGGCAAGGTTCGCACCCGACAGACCGTACTGGGCACGCTGCATTGCATTCTGCTGCGAGAACTGATTGGCCTGAGCCAACTGAGCCAGAGCCTGTTGCTGAGCCTGAAGCTGCGCGGCCTGATTCATCTGCTGTGCCTGCAAGCCCTGACCCGCACCAAACTGCTGCTGATTGATCAATGCCTGAAGGTTAGTCTGACCCGCCTGCTGTTGAGCAGCCTGATTAGCCAATGCAGCCTGAAGACCCGACTGAGTACCAAGCTGCTGAACGCCAAGCAGTGCGGCCAGATTTTGCTGACCCGTGGTGAGTCCCGCTTGTTGGTTAGCCAGTCCAGCCTGAAGCATACGAGCACGGTCAGCGTTGTACTGAGCCTGTGCCTGCTGGAATGCACTCTGGCTACCCTGTGCCTGAATGTCGCCTAACTGAGAAGCAAGGTTACGTCGTGCTTCAGACTCCAGAATGGCCTCACGAGTGCCGCCCGATGCACCGGCACGAACACCGGCTGCTTTGAGTGAAGGGAGTTGGCGGGCATAATCACGGACAGCAGCTTGTTTCTGTCGGTCAACAACTTCCTGCATGTACGGCGACATGTATTGAGAAGCCGCACCAAGACCAAACTGATCCGCACTAACGCGCTCAGCCGGACCCATCTGATACTGCTGCAACGCGCCAATACCGACACGCTCCGGGCCAGCCATTTGATACGAAGTACCCGGCGCAGCTTGAGCGCGCTCAAAGGTAGTCCCCATCCGCTCAAACTGGGGAGATTCGTAGAACTGACGTTCTGCTGCGGGGGTGTATTGCCCTAGTCTGGCAGCATCAATACCTGCAAGTCCGGCAAGACCTGTAGCCTGAGTAAGTTGATCTGAAGGCCGCATCCCCGCAATGCTTCTAAATGCCTGCTCTTGCAGGGGGCTAAATCCTTCCAGACGCTGGATAGAATCCATGACTGGTTTGCCTTGAGCATCCAGTACAGGCTTACCTTCAGCATCCAATCTTGGACGCGCATACGGCTGATAGCCCTGCTGCGACAGAACCTGAGCCTGACCTACTAGCTGAAGGATTGGGTCTCGCAGCCAGCTAGGAATGTTGGTTTGAATTTGTTCAGTAGGAGTAGCCATTATCGCTCCCGATTAAGCAGGTAACAGTCGGTCAGTTTTCACAGCAGGGGCTTGCTTAGTTTTGCCCGTACGTGCCTTCCGAACCTGCGCCATCATTTGATACAGTTTTTTGGCTCCTGCCTTAGTGGAGCCATTACCGAGATGCGATACCACATCAGCCGGGATGACGAACTCGCCATCAGCCAACGCAGCACGTTGTACACTCTTGCCACGAATCACAGCAGGGATATCGTCAGACATTCCATCGCCGGGACCGTCTAGCAACTTACCGCCAGCCTTGTACTCAGGAAGGCTACCAAGTCCGCCAGCAGCAAAGCCAAAGTTGTAATCTTCACCGATAGCCCCGCCATCAGCAAACTGCATTACATCCCCATACGGATTCTGGGCTTGCATGAAATCGGCAAGAGCAGCGGGGTCCATACTCGGTCCCATGCCTTGAGTATTAGCTTGCTGAGTCTGCTGAGTAGTGGCAGGGGGAGCACCAGCATAAACAGGTCTTTCACTGACAATTTTAAATTTCTTGTCGCCCTTGACCTGCGCGTTACTGATCGGCTTGCCCTGCATAAAGTTATGGATCAGATCCGTCATCATGAAGTCTTGGATGCGACGAGCATCTTCGTTTTGCGGACCTGATCCCATCGAGTTCAGCCACGGCTGTACGACCTGTCGATACATGACATTAGCATCTGCATCTTTGGGAACAACGCCATTCTTCACAGCATTGTTGATGACCTGCGTCATGTCGTACACAAAGTCTTCGTTGCCCGTACGTCCGTACTTCTCTTGACCAGCAAATTCGTTTTTGTTGGTGCGGTAGAAATTGATAAAGCCTTGAGCAAGTTCTTCAGGCGGAGCAGCGCCTAACCCACGACCTTTATCAACCGCGTCCCAATAATTACGCAGGGCTACATCACCGTACTCTTTGGTGTTGACAAGAGAAGCACCAATAGCAGCAACAGCCGCCGCTGCCAACGCAGTGACGGGACCACCAAATTGAGCAGCGGTCATAGCCGCATTAAACGCGGCTCGCCCTTCTTTACCGGATTCAATCGCCTTAGCGGTATTGTATGCCCCGAGCGCAGCCGTTGCTGCACCTGTCGGAGTTCCAAGACTGGAGAAGTCCACACCTGCTTTTAAATTACCAAGACTGAAACCTGCTTTAGGATCAGTCAGCGCCCAGTTTTTGAATGCATCAGCATACTCAGTCGGCATTCTTTGTAGTGCAGCAGATATTCCTTCGGTGCCGCCCATCTGTCCGGCTTTCACTAATGCTTGGAAAGCAGGCATACCGATCTTGGAGATCAACATACTTTGCTGGAGACTTTCGCCAGCCGTACCGCCACCGGTAGTGGTAGTAGTATCTCCGCCACCCGAGGTATCACCGCCGCCACCACCCGGAGGAGTTGGAGTATACGGGCTTCTTACTGGGGCAGTAAAAGCCATGAATTCGGGATTCTTCGCCCGGCGATTTAATTCAGCCACGTAGTCCATCGTCGGCTTGGTATCAACCGGCGGCTTGGGCGGAGCATTGACCATCTCCATATATCGCTGCCGTTGATCTGCAAACGGATTCTCAGGAGGCAAAATCGCTGGGGGTGATGGCTTAGGTTGCGGGAGAGTCAGCAACGGATTCTCAAAACGAACATCCGAGTTATCTCGGTTTGGATCAACCACCGCCGGGTCTTCATATTTCGGTGCCGGATCAAATACTGCACCGCCGTCAGCAAACCGCTCTTCACCCGTAAACGGGTCAACCTTCGTATCGTAACCAGACAACACCTCGCGGGGCTGCGGCACGTTCGACAGGTACTGTGGCGAGTAGTTGGCCTTGACAACCGTGGAAAGCGGGTAGTTTTGGTTCGGATGCGGGTATGCCATCGGCAGGTTCATATCCTGACCAGATGCCTGCACAGACCCACCAGCGGCGTAACCCGGTGCCAATTCATACGGGTTGTAGGGTACAAGACCTTTTTTGGTTCTCTTGTAGTACGTTCCCGGCAAGAAGTAACCGTACTCTTTACCGTACCCATACATCGGGTTAAAGCCGCCCGGTATATACATCGTGTCATCGCCGTAAGGACTATCTGACGGCATCTTGTACTCAGGCGTAAAGGCGTCTGCTACACCCGCAAATGTGGCGCTTCTGGACAAACTCCTACCAAAGTCAGACTCAAAACCGCCACCGAGCCGGTCGATGAATGTGCTACGAGCCTGCGGGGATTTGAACAACGAGGTAATACCCTCGCCTATACCTCGAAGCCCCGTATTAGCGGCGGCATCAGGAGCCATATAAGCAATGTTTGCTGCGCGTCCTGCGGCTAAATCTGCGGCTGTGGGAGCACCCTTGAATGCGTTGGCCGACTTGAAGAAATCAAGTCCATCCGAAGAGGGAGGAGGCGCAATTTTGATAGGTATCTGACCACCCATACCAGAAGCCACATCTGGCGGACCCATCAAATCTGCCGGGACAGTCGGATTAACTACAGGCGTGGCACCCACCGTCTGCTTGGCAGCTTCAATAGCCTTATTTGTTTTGGCTACCTCTTCAGCAGAAACACGGGGAGCGGCCTCCGTCAAGGATGCGCCTTGCAGGGCTTGGGCGATATTGGCCCCGCTGTACGCACCCAGACCCGCCATCAAACCTTTTTGCAAGTCGCCTTCAATGAGGCCAGTAACTCCGCCAACCAACAGACCCGTGCCGATAGCCTGATTACCGAACCCAATAGTCTTGGCAACACCAGCCAAAGCCGGTCCAATAACCGGAATGCTGGGCAGGATCGCCCCAGCGATCATCGGCAGAATCTTCTTGAGGAACGAGAACTGGGGTTCGCCCGTCACTGGGTCATACAGATCCCGCTCGTTGGCACCGTAGGCCATAGCAAGTTGTTGCAATCCCGCCACTTCACGGGGGGTCATCTTGACCCGCATTACGTCCGAGTCAGCATACGGAGACGCAACCAAGGAGCCTAACCCGGCCTGAGATGGATTCATGTATTGCGGGTCGTTGTTGTACATACTCCCCCCACGGGGTCAAGTTGACCGGATAGTATCATTTCAGGTAGAGACATTCGACACCCACGTAACTGTGATAATAACTGACGGGATCTCGGGAATGTTCCCCGAAGCGGGGGCGGCAAGCAGGATTACGTTTGTATCCGGTGACTGCCAAGCAATCTCAAAATAGTCCCCATCAGACATCGTAATGACCCAGTTCCAAGCAGCAACGATTTCGTTGTTGGGGCCGTCTATAACTATTTTAGTGGCGGAGTACGCCACGTTGTTCCCGTTGACCCGTAGCCATATAAATACGTCCGTTGCTCCACCGCCAGTTTTGTCTAGCTGTGCCGAAAACTGAATGTTGTATACGGCGGTTTCCGAAACGTATACCCGGTTCGTATCCTTGCTAACGCTAAATACAGTTTCTTGGTTGTCGTAGGTGCTATTAACCTTCATCAAGTTAACAGTATTGGCAACCGGGTTCGTCTGCGTAGTCGTATCGTAAAAAGATCCGTGCGGCTTGGGTGCGTTGAACGAGTTCGATACGAGATTGAAGAAAAGGCGCAGGATGTTAGAGAACTGATCCTGATAACGTTGTTCATACGCATTCGGAGCCACCGGTAGGTTCGGGGCCACAAGGTTACGAACTTTTTGTAACCGCGTATTACTCATCTACGACCATCCGGACGTACGTCGATACGCATCATACCCATCTGCCACGCAACGCCAAGATCAACCGAATCAAGTCGGAAGGACATCTGACGGCCACGGACACGGGTATATACCTGACCGGTATACTGCTCAATCGGTATCTTCGAAGTCTCCTGAACAGTCGGACTGTCAGCAGGGGCGTAATTAGTGCCTGAGTTCTGACGAGCCTTGACTGTCAAAGTTACGCTTGGGGTATTCGACGATGAGTTGTTGAACGTCAGGTCAGGCAGGATGCGCCACACGTACCCAAAAGACTGCCCGTCTTGAATATCAAAATCTGACGACTCGATGTAAGCAGCAATAGGACGGATTTCGATCAAGGACCGATCATCATTACCGTACTCATGGTTCATGATCTGATTGGGTATCTCGTAGGTTACCCGCGAGTACTGAATATGGCTTGCCGCAGTCGTGCCGTTATAACCACGAACACATCCGGTCAGAGAAGTAGACGTAATACCTGTGTAGTAAATTTGCTCCGAATCAATTGTTACAATACCCGGGACCGGATAAGTGGTAGCATTTAGCAGAGTAATATTGGTAACAGACGAGTTTATTGCCGAACTCAAATAAGAAGTCTGTAAGCTAAAAGCAGCCATTGGATACTGACGCAGCGGCGAATCCAGCCAGTAACTGCGGGGCAAATTACCGTAGTACCAAATCTGTTCTAGGTGGTTATAAATCACGTATCGGTCGTTAGTGAGGCTATTGGACGACGGGTAAAACCACCAAATTTCGTTATATCCTTGGTTAGCTCCACAAACAACTTGAGAGATCTGCTCTGGATTTATGTCAGTGAAGATGTACTGACGAAGGGTGCAAGGCAGCGTCTCCACACGACCTGAATACATATAGAACTTATCCGTACCCATCCAGTACGTCACGTTGTTAATTGTGATCGCCGCATTCGGGGAGATGATGGAGATATTGTCCATCAGCAAGTTGATACCCCACACATACGGAGGGCCGAGGTACTGCATAGAGAACAGCGCGGCGTCGGTCCAAATCAGGATTTCCTGACGAGTGTCCGTAGAAGCAACAACGTACGAACCGTACGAAAGCCGGGTCTCACCTGACTGATTCAGGGTTGATGGCACCCACTCAAACGGATTATCAGCATCTGACCAGCGAATCAAAAGCGGGTCAAAAGTCTCACTAAAGTTGGTTGGATTGTATGGGTTAGATCCGAAGGCAATACAGAAGTTACCGGAGCTAGATGTAGCCACCTGATAAGTCGTGTTTGGTACGTGTTGCCCTGCGTAACTAAACGTGTAGCTACCCGCCGAACCTGACGTAGTTGCGGCTGAGATGGGTACAGAAGTACTACCCAAGACATAAGCAGTCGTGACGTAAGTCCCCGCCGGAATCCCAGTACCCGTAACGACAGCGCCAGTATCAATCCCGGTGGGGTCCGAAACAGTTATTGTAGTTACACCGCTTAAAAACGTAGCCGCCGTAGTGTGCTTGACCTGCGTATTGGCGTATGAGTTGAGCGTTACCGCCCGTGCCCAAGTCGAAGTGTCTTTGACCCAATAATAAATCGGACCGCCGCGAGGGTTGATCAATAGGTTTTCTTGATCGTTATCTTGTGACCAAAGACGTAGTTGGTTAGAAATAGCAGACCCAACACCCCATCCGCCGAAGCCCCACGGACCGTAACCCCAACCAAGACCACTAGAGTAGGTGGCACTACCCGCGTCGATTTCCAAAGCAGCCGTAACTGCACTGCCACCACCTGTGCCTGTACCTGTTGCAGCAGTAGAACCTACTATAGCGAATGTAGTGCTAGATGGGGTCTCAATAACTTCAAACGAACCAATACCCAACGCAGCCGAATACAGCGTGATGCCGTTAACTGTGACAGGAGTTCCGGCAGGGCTATTAGTAAATGTAACCCACGTACCTATTGTCAGATCATGGTTAGCCGAAGTTGTGACGATAACTTTATAGCTACCGTTCGTCGTGGCAAACGGATCAGTGGGTAATGTAACTGTAGAAGCCAGCGGGGTAATGTCGTGGTAGATACCTAAATACTCAACATAAAACTTCTGGTTGGTACCCAGACCTAAAAGGTTTTCGGTAACAAGTGTGATCCAATTGAACAGCGACCGGCAGGTACCAACAAACGTATTGGTCGGGGCGGTTTGGTTGATCCAACCGCCGATCTTTTCTGCATACCCCGAACGGAACCGAACCTTGTCGCAAGCAAAGTAGCCACCTTCGTTAGCGTAGCTAGTCGATTCCTTGTTAACCCCCGGACGGAGCGTAAGTTTTTGTAACGGCATTAGCGTACTCCAGACAGGTACAACGCCCGTTCATCATTGCGACGTTTGACCAGACCCGGCAGCACCCGGCCACCAGCCTTAGTCCACTTTAAGAACTCATCCGCTGCCTCGTCAAAGTCCCCTCGGTTTGTCTTCATCCGGAGAGAAGATCTCTGAAGATTTCCCAATCCCACGTTGAAGGCAAAAGAGACGAGAGAATCAAAGAGTCCTTGGCGACCAGAAGCAGCAGGGCAAAGTCTAAGTACACCACGCTCAAACCGGCCAAGATCTTGAGCAAGAATAGTGTCCACTTCTCCCATACTGAGGATACGATCCCAGCCTGCCGGTATCGGTAGATTCTTGCGCTCATGGAATGGGACATTTGCGTGTGTTGGGTCAATAACGTGGCCGACGCCGACAGTCCACAAGAGGGCAGGGCAGCGGTAAGGTTTATTCCTTACCCCCTCGTGGTGTTTGATCATGTCGATGGCGGCAGCGGAGACTTTCACTTCTTATTGAACGCCTGCGTCCCGAACCAAAATGCGATGATCGAGGACAGGATCAGCATCTCGTCATCCGAGAAAACATTCTCCATCGCAATCGCAAACGGGATACCAGTTGTGTAGGCGTACCAAACCCCGGCTACGTTCAGCGCCACCAACTCCAGTACGAAGATATAGGTCACAACCGGACGCACCGAAGCACGTAGATTAATCATCCATTGCGAAGCGCCTTTGCCGATTTCGATGTCGTGCTGGTACAAGGCTTGGCGTTCTTCACCCGCCGTCTGCGTCTGGATTTGCTCCAGTTTGATTTCCTCGACCCGTGCCTGTGCGATAAAGCCACGTTCAGCAAGGGCCAGTTCACGCTCACGCTGCGCTGCAACAAGGGCGAGTTCATGTTTTTTGTCCTGCCGGTCTTGGAAGATAGACAGGATTTTGGGCAGGCCCCCTGCGAGGAAAGATAGAAAGGTTGAGACTAAAGTCATCATTTGGAAGCCCTCACAACATCATCACCCTTGGTCACAACTACGTGATCACCCTCAACATCAACCCGCATTGGCATTTCTTTCCGATCCAACTTGTCGAGCTTGGTGATGAGTTCCTTGATGACTTCAAACTCGGGCTTCTCTTCCTTTTCGTTAGCCCCAGCAATGCCATTCAGCATCGAGATAAGGGCAGTCAACGACGCGCCAAGCAAACCCATAACGGCTGCAATCTTGTCTCCATCCAATGCGAGGCTCGACAACACGCCGATCACCACAATAACTGTGATGTACTTCAAGCCGTCCTTACCAATAGCTTTACCCGCTACGTCCTTTGCAGAGGACTGCGCTTCCAGACGGTTGAGTTCCGCCTGAACCTTAGCTTTGAACAATTCAATATCGGTGGTTTCGTGTTCCATTCTTATCTCCACTTAGGTCCGTCGAACCATGCCGCAATCGAGTGCCGCTTCCCTTCTGTTACAGGCAGCGCCGCATGACGCACAAACGAGGGGAAGAAGATAACCGTGCCCTGCTGCCGCATTTCCTCGGCGTTCGGGTAGTGCGTAACGTGTTCAAACGTCAGGTCGCCGCCCTTGTACTCGGCAGGGTCCGTCAATTGAATGACGCACGAGAGTTTGCGGTGGTAGTACGGATCGCCATTCATATAGAAAATGTCGTGGTGCGTCTTGTACTCGCCTTGTCTCTCGCCGTCATATTCTGCGATCTGGTAGTAGTCGATCTTGCTGATATGCACATCGATCCAATCACGGTTAGCCCAGATGGCAAGCCGCCACAACTCGTCAAATATATAATCAAGTTCGGTATCGCCCTTGTTGACGAAGCAGATGCTTGAGCGACGGAACGAGTCGTCCGCCTTGATGCCTGCATCCGTGCCGATCTGAGCCTCGCTAGGCT